CTTGAGTCGCTCGATCTCGAAGCTACGGAACTTGGGATCGTCAGCGTCGAATACGTCGCCTTCTTTCAGCGATACAGGCCACGCGCCGACTGTTCCCTTGACTACTTTGTGTAGGTTTGCCAATTGTTTGATTCCTTAAGGGGGGGGAGGCCATGGGCATTCCGCTCGTGGCCTCCTCTGAGCGATGCGTCCTTAGACTGACATCACAACGATAGACGAGGCGTAGAATAGGACTGGGCCCCCGTTGAATCCGTCGTGTACCTGCACCTGCGGCGGTATTTCGGGCTTGAGCTCGACGCGTGTGTAGGCTCCAGGAGCTGCATTCGGATTGACCGCATTGCGAACCATGCGGAATTCAGCAACACGCTGGCCGGCTGGGCGCTTACCCACGAGGATCACGATGCCGTTTGGAATGTAGAGCTGGAACGTGCCCGTGTCATCGAAATAACCTTCGTCATAGGCAACGATCTGCGGCAGATCAGCACCCTGGAGGATCTTGTTGGTATCGCCCATGTTGTTGCTCATTAGGCCGGGAATTCGGCGACCGAGAGGGTCACTCGCATTCTCGTTAAGGAGCAGGTTATTGATCGTCGTCTGGTTGGCATAGCCCGTGGCCGTCGCGCCGAAGCTTGTGCTGTGACCTCGATGCAGCAGCTTGACCGCCGAGAAGTCCGATGTCGGTACTGCGCTCGATCGGCTTGCCCATGCCGTTCCAGCGGAGTAGGTCTGGACCGGGTAAGTGTCAGTGATCATCACCGCACCGCTGCCATTGAGAACCGAATACGAGCCTTGCAGGATGTTCCAGCCGATCGTCTCGATGCGATCGAGGCGTCGCTGAAGCAGCTTGGTCAGGTTGTCGGTCACCAGGTCGACAATCGGCACCGGGGTCATCGGCGTACCGTAAGCGCGGCGGCGGGTCAACATCATTTCGTCGATGAGCATGTACTCACCGTAGATGCCGGGATCCACCTTGTACTGGTTCAAGGCGACCTGAGCAACGCGACCAGGCGCGCCGTTCATACCTCTCCAGCCCTGCAGGCCGGTGAAGTTCGCCTCCTGTTCCCAGATCAGCTCGAAAGCGTCAACGGTGCGAATGGGCATGATTTGAAATATGGGGCGATCGGCTTGCAGCCGTGGAAGCAGATCTTGTGCGACCTGTTCCATTTCGGCCGATGTTGGATACGTCAGCCCCTCGTTTGTAATAGGCACTTGTGTAGTCTCCTTTAGAAACTCGAAAGCCCCTGGGCGTGTGGCTCAGGGGCTTTTACGCTGTTTGGGCGTTAGGGGATACGAACGATTCCGCCGTCGGCCAGCGTGCCCGTCTCAAATCTCGCATTGAGCAAGGTCACTGCGTTGGAGTCGAGCCCCACCAGGTCAGCAGTTGCGAACACACCGCAGACATACGCCGGAGCGCTGAGTCCCACGCTACCACCTGCAAGCGGAGGAAGCGGACCGGACGCGGTGCCCAGGTAGATGTAGCCGTTCGCGTCGCTCGTCATGTCATAGACAGCGAGGAGCTTCGGGATCTGCGTGCCGTCCGAATTGCCGCTGTCATAGGCCGCGAACGTGCCGGGCGTGACCGTAACGCCAACAGTCGTCTGAGCGACGCCGATTCCGTGACCGGCACCCGTTGTGGAGTCAGTGTAGGTTATCGCGCCCACAGGAGCGTTGCCGAGAGCCTCGACAAAGGTCACCGTGTACGGTCCGCCTGCGCTGCCCGACACCGTTACGTTGCCCGCACCGATGCTCGACAGGGCTTGCAGGGCTGCTTGGACCTGCGCGGCCGTAGCTGCGTATGACAGGGCCGTCGTGGTCTGACCACCGAAAGTCAAGGTAAACGTTCCGCCCGTCGCTGCAGTGATGGTGATTGTCTGGACCGCATTGGTACCGAGCGACTCACCGAGGATGGTGCCCGCCGCGATCGTCTGAGACGCCTTGATGTTGACGCTGCGCTCGCGGGCGAGCTCGGCATCGTACATCGGCATCAGCTTTTTCTGAGAATATGTGACCGACGGTTGAGTGGACATGGCTTATTTGGCCTCCTTTGCAATGTCGGCATGCTTGCGCATTTCTGCGACTGTCGCGGGATCTAGCGCGAACTGGTCGATCTTCTTTTCGTCGCCGCGAGTGAAGTTCGCGCCCTTGTCGTCGGGCTTGACGGTAACCTTTCCGTCCTTGATCGCCTGCTCTAGCTCGGCGGCGGTGAGTGTCAGAGCGTGAACAGGCCGCGCCTCGACGATCGCCTTGAGGCTCGCCACCGCGCTCTGGCCGTTCGCGAATGTCGCGGGATTGGCCGCGTCGGTCATCGCGGCGCCTACGTAGGCGTTCACGAGGTATTGCCGCTCGGCCGGAGTGGCCTTGCTCGTGTTGATTGCGGTATCGGCGAACGATGCGGCCTCGCTGTTGATGCGAGTGCGCCGTTCGGCCTCAAGCTGCTCTCGCAGTCGCTTTGTCTCCTCGGAGTCCGTCGCTGTTGACCGCGACGTCCCCTCGGAGAACTCTGCAGGAACGTCCTCGGTGAACATCTTGCGAAGTCCCTCGAACCATTCTTTTATGGGCTTTGCCATAGGTTTCTCCTTGTTGGGAATGGCCGGATCGACGGCCGGTTGGTTGCCTGAAAAGAGCGCCGCGTTCGCGATGCGCGGCCGGGAAGTGAAAGATATCTCGCGAAGCTGCTTCGTGCTGCGGTTCCACGAGCACGAAACGCCTTTTGTAGGCACGAGCTTGTCAAGCCATACGGGTAGCTTGGCTCGGCCAATGATCTGATTGCCTACGCGCTTGATGCTCTCGAGGAGCGGCTTGTCAGGCAGTGGCACGTCGTGCTCAACATGGAACTCGACCGGCTGATAGGCCGCGACGTAAGCGTCGGCCTCGTCGGTGGTGAGGCTGAACTCCTTGTCCGGGTAGTTGCCACATTCGAAGATCACACCTTCACGGTAGACCGTCTGGCCGTCCGCGCTGAACGTGGCCTGCGAGTCGAGCGCCCCAGCGCTGAACATAGCGTCGTCATCCAGAAACGGATCTTTGTCCATCACTTTGCCGTCTGCATAGTCTTCGAGCAACTCGTCAAGGTATTCGTCGAAGTCCGATTGGGACATTTCTTCATCCTCGCTGAATGTCGCCGCGCCAACTGAACGCGCGTAGCTGTCGAGTATTGCTGGTGCGATATAGGACGATCTGGCGACCGCCGGGGTATTGCCAAGAATCTCCGACGTCTTTTTCACGGCAATTGCGATATTTTTCTTGGCATCGGCTTCGCTCTTAGGAACGCCTAATTCGCGTAAGAAGTGAAACGCCAGCTCAGACGCATGGTAAGTGCGAAATTGTTTTGGCGTTGCTCCGAACGGCTTAAGATATTCTCCGACCGCTTGTTCTGTTAGCGGCCTGAGTGATCCATCCGCACTGTGAAACTGGAAAACCCGGTCGCCGGGAAGAGACATCAGGTGACTCACCGCGGAGGCGAGTTTGGAATCTTTGACGGAGCGCTCCCAGTTCTGATTATGCTTACCGACAAACGACATAGTTACGGTGTCGCCTTCTACTTTAACGTGATCTTTTCGCAGGGATGATGCGCCATAGGTGCCGTTTTCCTTGGCGTACTTTTCGCTTCCTACGCGCATTGTCGTAGCGTCGATCAGTTTGACGACAGCGGCAGCTACCCGCTCTTTTTGGGCGTCAGATTTATCAAGATCGGACTCAACTGACTCTCGTATCTTGGGCAGAGCGGACTTGAACGCGTGCAATCCCTCGAACTTATGGGCGTCCCGGTTTGCGACTGCCTCGGCAGAATACGCGGCTTGGGTGCGGCCTTTCGCGTCTTTCCACTTCGCGACGATCTTACCGTTCGGGTCGGGATTTACCCAAAGATCCCAGGACGTCGGAGGAACAATCGCGCCACGATCTTTTGCCTTTTGCCTGTCATCTGCGGTGGACGGCGCGGCCTTATCGGGGTCGAAGCCGCGTTTAGCAGCGGCCTTGTCGCTATCGCCCTTTGAACTGAGTTTCTTGCCAGTCGTGCGCTTGAATGCTTGCCCTATCGTTTCGCCCGGCTTGATCAGGACATGAGTGCCGTCGATCGTTACCCAATGACCCTCCTGCTGGTTTTCCATTTTACACCTCTTCGAACGGCGCGTAATCGTCTGTCAAGCGCCGAACTGAGCATCGACAATTTGTTCCGCAGGGCGTGGCGCCGTCGCCCGGCCACGTGGGCATAGATGACACCGTATAAGGTGAGCCCTTGGCGATATCCGGGCAGTTCACGCCGTGATTGCCTGAGCAATGGTGCGCGTCATCATCGAGCAGCCACAGATACAGTGTTCCCGGATCCGAGGCCTCGGCAAATGCCTGGTTGGCGGTGGCGCGCAGTTTGTTGCCATACAGGTGCAGCCTGGCCGCGATCGCCTTCTCGCGCAGCTCGCCGGCGTCGTCTGTATAGCGTCCGCTCTCGATGTCCTCACGAAACCCGTGCAGAAAGAGCGAGTCCTGAGCGGCGATCGCTTTCCCGAGAATCTTGTCAGCCTCGGTTACCGGTTGTGACGCTCCAAACGCCGCGGAGCGGCCCAGGGCAGCAGCTGACGCGTGAGCGCCTTCCAGGCTGTCCTGAATGCGTCTTGCCCACGTCGCAGCCGTAATCGAGCTCGCGATCAGATCCTGCGTATCGTCGCCACAGAGCAGAAGAAGCAGGGCGATCAGCTCACGCAGGCGCCGCGTGTGGTCGCCGCTAGACTGCTTTGACATCAGTCGGCTCCTTTCGCCAGAACGACCAAATTCGTCGGGATTTGCTTTCCTCAATCACGGCATCGTCAGCAAACTTGGCGGCCTCGCTACCCTTCGATTGAGCTCCAGTGATCTTGGCTTTGAGCTTCTCAGCATCAGCCTGCGCCTTGCGCTCTTGCCAGTCGTCGGCGCGCTTTGGCATTCCTATCAGGTCGTCTAGCGCTTCGAACTGGGACTCGTCGACCGTGTAGCCGGCCGTAGTCAACGCCGTCAGGTCATCTGCAAAATCGTCGGCGTCGGTCGCGCCCATGGTGACTGATGGCACGAGCTCTTCTGCGTCCGGATAGTTGTATTTGACCAGCGGCCGCAAGATCTCGCGCCGGATAAACGCGCAAAGCATTGTGCGCTCTGAAAGTTTTATTTGGCTCATCACGTCGGCGTGGTTATCGCTGGCCGCGCGGGCCATATGCTCGCCTTCCTCAGTCGCTAGCGTCTGGCCGAGTATGGCGTTGGCAATCTCGCCGTTGTAGCATCGTATGAGCTCCACGAACGCCTTACCGCTCTCATGGTTTACGGGAAGCGGCAGAACCACGGAGCCGTACGGGAACACACTGACAGAGCCGTTCTGAACAGCTTGAAGGGCCATCATCATGGCGTCGGCCGGCTCGATCGGGTCACCCATCGGATTACCCTGCGCGTCGAATAGCTGAACGGGTATGGCCTTTTCAGGCAGGACGCCAACAAGCGATGACCCAGCGGACTGAACCGCCCACTTGAGGATCTCGCCCCAGGTCTGCATCTTGAGCCACCAACCGTTATAGGCCGGCCTCAGGATCGACGAGCCGCGCGGATCGCCGTTCTGCATACGATGACTGAGGATCGCGAATTTCTCACGCGGGAGGATGTTTGGCATCTTCTCCGGGTTCGTCATGATCGATAGCGGCATAACCGGCCATGCAACGCCAGGAATGAATCCCATTACGCCAAGGATGTTATTGAAAGAATCGACAACGAATGCGACCTCGTTCCGGTCTTTGGGCCTGATATCGCGTAATACGAGCTTGCCCTTGAGTGAGCCGGAATCTTTGATGTCGTACACGAGCTCAGCCATCTTGTTGCCGAACGCCATGGCGTTGAGCATCTCGAACAAGACGTCGTCGAACGGCCGGTCAAGGTTGTCGAGCACGCGCCGGCAGAAGTCGGCGATCTCGGTGGCCCTGGGGCTCGACTGCCTCGCCGCCTTACCAACGCGCGGTGACCGTTTCGTCGCGTCTTTGGCATCCTCAACAGGCTGGATCTGGTAGCCGTTTTCGAGGATACCTACCCGGAGGTCGTTGAGGCACTTGAACACCTGCGGGTCGAGCAGCATCCGATCGTGGATATCGTTGCCGAAGTCACGGCCGATATCGTCAGTCCATTGTGGCAGCGTGCGAACATACGGGCCGTACCAGAGTGCACCAGGCGCCGCAATGTATTCCTTGCGAGGGTCGCTCTCGATCTGGTTTGAGAGCAGGCCTTCGCCCTTGACAGAGACGATGCCTTTACCGCCTGCGGTATCGATCTCAGACGGTGTTTTTGTTTTGCGCAGTTCGTCGGTTGCCATGGTTATCTCGGGCGATATGACTGGACCTTCGCAAGGCCTGGATTAACTACTACGCGGCGCCCGGCTACGGGCTGCTGTGCAGGAGCGCTAACACCGTCCCGAATACCTTGCGTAGGAATGCTCCGTTCGGCCCCCGCGACGGCTAGTGGTGCAGGAACCTGCTCGGCTATCTCGTTTGTGGCGTCACTGGCCGCGTCAATGATATCATCATTTTTACCGACCGGAAAAGTCCGCATTTCTTCGATCACGGCCTTATTCCAATTGCCCTTGACCATTTTGACGTTGCCTGCGTTGACCTGCGCGGACAGGCCGCGAGCCCTGGTTTGTTTGTGTCCAGATACTGGCTCGACGTTGACATTGAAGCCTAAGAGCAATCGAATGAAGCCCAGGCCGGCCTTCTTGCCAGCCGCGCCAGGGTCCTGCGGGCCATGGATCGAAACTCCGTGCCCGTCAAGCCCTGCCGTCAATCTGATTTGCCGGTCAACTTCGTCGGTATCCCACTGGCCGCGAACCATATCGGTAATCCAGATCACGCCGTCGGCTGCCATCCCAACCTTTGCGCCCACAGTCCAGTCGCCGCCGTCCTTCGTGGCTGCGATATCCCAAGCCCTGCATTCGAGCAAATGACGCGGCGGGTTGTCGGCAATCTCAATCTGCGAGACGTGAAAGAAGGCGCCTTCTTTTGAGGCAGGTCGCTGCTGAAATAGCGCCCCGAAGAAATAAGCCCCAATCCTCGCCTTGATCGCATTGAGCTTCGAAAGTGGCCGGCGCTCTGGACAAAGCGGCTCGCCAGGTTGTCTCCAGTCAGGCTCTACCGTGCAGGTCGCCGGGAACTTCTGCGGCTCCGCGTCCATGATCGCTTCGAGGTTGACGATGTGCCAGTGCTCGTGCTCGTCGTCGCTATCCTCGTTTGCCTCTTCTGCAAGTTGCCATCCGGCCAGGTCATCCTCATGCCAGCGCGTCAAAACCATAACTATCGCGGCTGTCGAATCGGTTTCGCTCCACGGTTCCTCGCGAGTATAAAAGTCGGATCGATACCACTCTTTTTGGCCTTCGCGGATCGTCTCGCTAGATGCGGCCTCATTCCCTTTGAGCGGATCGTCCAGGATACCAAGCTGAAACCCTTTGCCCGTCAGTGAACCGCCAACACCAGCCGCCCAGAGTCCGCCGCCGCGCCCGGTTTCCCAGAGCTGCACGGACGCGCTATCCTGCGCAACAGGCGCCCCGGACGCGCGGTAATTCGTTCGCGCCGCCCTGCTCAGCATGTTTACGAGGTCGGCGCCATAGCAGCACAGCGCAACCCACCGCTCAGGGTACAGGTACAAAAAATATGCGCTAAACAGCCTCGAAACCAGCTCGCTCTTGCCGTGGCGCGGCGGCATAAACACCATGAGCCGCTTGATCTTGCCGTCGGCCATCCGCTGGAGCACGTCGGCCAGGATCACGCAATGGCGATACCACCGAAACGTAGGCCGAACAAGTGTTACAAACTCGACGAATGTTAGCTTGCGCGGCCCGGCGGCAACGTCTGGCGGGTCAAGCGCATCCGCCAGGCGCATTAGCATTGTCTCTTGTAATGAGCGCCTTGATTTCAACAGCGACGGATTTGAGTACGATTGGGTCGCGAACATGAGCTTGAATTATCTGAGATATCCGGTCAATCATGCCTAACGCTCGCTCATTGGTTATCATTTGATCCATGGCGACCAGTCGCTTTTGCTCAGTTTCAACCGTTCGCCGGCGCCGCTCAATCAGGCTCTTGACCTCGCTCCACGCTTCGTAATCGGCTGCGCCGGTTGCCGTCAATGCTTGGATTTGAGCCATGCTGTCATTACGCTTTGAGAGCAATTCGGCACGCTTTGACGAATCGGTACATCCGATGGCCCTACGCTCAAAGTCGTTGAACTCGGCGACCGCCTTCTGTAACGAACGCCAGGTAGCGCCAGATTCGCCGGAGTCGACGCGGCCAAGCATTTCGGCGAGGCGGCAGTCAATAAGGGCAATCTCTTCACGCGACGAAACAATCTCAGGATCGTTACGAGCGATCTGGTAGCCAGCCGCCATCCGCTGGGGCATGTACTTTGAGTATTTGCCGTCCCGGTAGGTCGCGACGGCGCTGCCTATCGCGGCCCCGCCATTATGCATCCGGCAACGACCGTTCGGCATTGGGTGCTGAGTACATTTATGACCGTCTCGGCACTTAGCTCCACATAGTGGCATGGGTTCACCTCATTGGCATAGGTTCATCTACCAGCGATCAATACTTAACGACGTTATTCGCCCTCGATTAGCTCGGCTGTCTTGCCGGTCGCCTTTTCCCAGCGGGTCAAAATGATGCTGCAATACTCAGGCGATAGCTCCATGGCGTACACTTTGCGACCCGTGTTCTCGGCGGCCATGATGCTCATGCCGGACCCGCAGAACGGATCGAAAATGATGTCGACAGACTTGCCGTATTTGTCAAAACACCATTCGGCAAGCGCGACGGGCTTTTGAGTTGGATGCACTCGGCGCTGGCCGTGCTCGGAGCTGACCATCCCGTTCCACATGTGCTTGAAAATGCGAGCCGCTGTACTCTGATTTGTCCACGCTAACTCACAGTCAGCGAAATTGCCGGTATTCTCTTTATCCCAGACTAGCCAACAGGCGGATGCGGGCAGTCTGTTCGCATAGTAATTCCCGCCCCACCAGATTTGACAGGCATCAGGGAATGAGGCCAAAGCGAACGCACTTGAGTTTATAGCCGTGTCTGTCGTTTCATCGCCCACAATTGGAGCGTATTTACCTACGTCGACCACATTCGCGGCTCCGTCGGAGCCGCGCTGGGCGTTTGTCTCCATGTAGGATTTGCCGGTGTTGGCCATGTGAGAAGAGCCGCCGACGACGACGCCTTTTTTGTTCTTGACCCCTCCGAATGGGATGTCATAAAGTTCGCCGCCGCCGACGAAACCTGACACGGCGACGATATTCACACCATACGGCGGATCGGCAAATACCATCTGGGGAACTTCCCCGCCCATCAACCGTTCCACGCTCGCCGCGTCCGTGCAATCGCCGCAGAGTAAACGATGGTCGCCCAAGCGCCACATGTCGCCCAGCTTGCACCGAGTCTCCACCGCCTCCGGGATCTCGTCCGGGTCAGCGCCGGGAATCAGGCCGGACTCCGGCGCGTTCCCGCCCAATGTCTCAATCAGCGCGTCCAGATCGTCGGCACTGTACGCCGTGCCCAATAGCCCGCGTTCGCTCTTCGCCAGTTCGGCCAGCAGATCCATGAGCGCGTTTGGATCGTCGTTTCCCAATCGCGTCGTCCGGTTGTCTGCCAGCAATATCCTGAGGGCCGCGTCATCGTCGATATCTACCCACACGACGGGGATTGACGGCAGCTTGGCCTCGACTGCGGCCATGAAGCGGTGATTACCCGCCAGGATGCGCCGCGTTGACTTCTGCGCCACGCAGGCCCCGTAGAAGCCATTTGCCGTTATGCTCTCGTGGATCGCTCCGATGTCGCCCTGGTTGACGTTACGCGGATGCGTCTTGAGCGTCTCGACAGGAACCTGCTCATATTCGCCGTTTATGACCGGCGGAACGTGAACGCCACGCTTGGCCATCAGCCAGCCTCCCGCATGCTGCCAGCCGAAAACCCATGCGGCGGGCACTCATGCCGCGCCGCTATCTCGTGCAAATCTGTTCGTTCTCGATACATCTGCTGATAGCCGTCGATCGACACGCCAGACGGCTGGATGTCGTCATAAAATCCACTCGCGCGGCCGGTGTGGCACTCGCCGATCACGGCCAGCACAGTAACACGCCGAACGTCGTTATCGATCGCCTTGTAATAGGCAGCGATAGCGATATATTCGCGTCGAACGTCCCCGGCGGTGCGAAACAGAGCCGCCGCGCACTCCTCAATCGAAACGCCGTGCTGGAACGCATACTCAATCGCGGTCCTGGGCGCTCGATGCAATATCGCTCGCTTAAATCCGTATCGCGAGAGCGTGAGAACCGGGAACTCGTCGTCTCGTTGTTCTCGTTTTGAATTGTTTTTTTCTGATCTTCGCATAGGGATAATTGCAAAAAAACCGCCATCGAGACAATCCATAGGACACTCGGGCGGTTTCGTAAAATTGCGTAGGGCTTGAAAGCTCAGTCCGTTACGCAGCCGGCAGGTTTAAAAGATTGGCCGGCGTTCCACCGGCCCGCGTCTGTCCAGCAACGTGACTGCCTGGGCGCCTATCTCCAGGTACGGCCTTTGTAGATACTAGGGTGGCGGATCCCGAACTTGGTACCTTTCCGGGTGTTGCCGTCCGCCGCGACGCGTTTGCTAACGACACTGGCTCCGCCGTGTGGCAGTTATCGGGAATGCCTACCATCAAACTGCAAGCACGGCGGTTTGTTCACATCATCGTACCGTGCTTTGCCGGCATAGTCAACACAACTGCCAACACTTTTTTTTGAATCCTGTTGATCCCGCCGGCGACGCAACTACGGTTTTGGTTCTGAAGTCATAATCAAAGCCCTTTCGTAATTGAGTTTCCGCCGGAGATCATTCGAAGCGCGGCGCTCGCATCATGGCGGAATGTGTTGCGATCTTCAAACTGAGTCCTTTCCTCGTTGGTTTCGTCTGTGTCAATTGATTTGACCTGCGTTGCCTGAAACTGACGCCGAAGTTCAAGGAGTTGTGATGTCGGTTGATTTTGAGAAGCTGCCTTGTAAAGCGCCGTGAATTGACCGCGCCATACGCCAGACGGAGAATTATCCTCGCACATTGCCACCCATCCGCCCATGGCTGCCACGGTCGACCGTGCTGCGCGAGACATGAGAGCCAACTCTGACGGATCGCCATAATCTCGAATGATCGGCCATTGATCCTCAAAGCCACGTTTTTTGCTTCCCGCCGGGCCGTATTTCCCGATTAGTCGAATGATCTCCGCAAGGTCATCCGTCAGACTTGATTGATCCATAGGCCGCGCGATTGATTGCCAAATAGCGAGGATTTGAGGAACTGACGGACGGAACTGTCGGCCGGCCTGATCACAACATCCCGTCGTAGTCGCCGTCAAGAGCGGGTTTGTCGCATCGTCGGGGAGTGAAGCGAGGCCGATCGTGTAGAATTGCGTCAAACCCCTGCGGTGTTCAGCATCCCATTTTGGATCACCAGGCATATTGGCTAGAAGTGAAATAATTTTGCCAATGTTATCGTGTGTCATTGTCCCATCCCTCGAAGAACTTCCCCGGCCATAATTGCGTACTCACGAGCCTGATCATCGAGCCCGCCGGAGAATCGGGAATCGTCCGAGTCCGACGCATTCGCAAACTTGCGCTCATTGGCCGCCCATTCCCTAGCGGCTGCTGGCCAGTTCGCAATTGGAGCGCCGCGCCTGATCCAGTTCACGCCCTCCCAGTGGTTGACAAACGAGTCGGCCATTTGTGCCGGAGTTTGGCGTCTGAAGCAATCCTGGTACTCGTCAGTCCTAGCCAGGCCGCCAAAGTATTTCGCCACCCGTTTTGGCAAACCGGCGGTTTCGCGTGGTGGCGTGGACGCGTCCGCGCGCTCCACAACAGGGGGCTCGGGAACGGAGTCGGGACCGGAATCGGATACGGGAACGGGAACGGGAACGGGAGGCATTTTTTTGCCATGGTCGTTGCTATCACCGTTGCTATCACCGTTGCCATCTATGTTGCCATGCTGTTTGCCATTTTGCCATCGGCTTTCAGCCCCTCGTTTTCCGGCATCCGAGCGCTTTTGAGACAACTCTAATTCTCGTCGCGCTAGCTCGTCGGAGCTGGGGTTGTACTTGAGGAACGACCGTATTTGATAGCATTCCCCGGTGTCGATCCACCATCCAATACGGAGTAGGTCGGGAACTGCGTCGGGGTTGTCACCGCCTTTAAGCATGGCTGCTCGCTTGTACGGAACTCGGCCGTTCGTTCGTCTCATAGCGCTCCAAGTCGTAGCGACCACATGAAGAGCCGTTGCGGAGTCGCAAATCTCATCAAGATCCTCGTCCGCGTAAAATTGGTCGTCAAAGCGTACCCAGCTCATTACTGGCGCGTCCTTCCGCTCGCCTTTTGGCGATGCAGCCAATTCGATTGTCGTTTGTCGGTCGCTGCGCACTCGCGCCGGCCTGTGTTCTGGTGGCCCTGGCCGTTGCCATACATCGGCACGCGCAGGCCGTATTTGGCGATTACCTTGGCAAATGTTGGATGCTGGCCGATGGTCACAATTCAAAATCTCCAAGCCCGAAAATATCGTCAGTTTTCGCCAATACAGGGGCCTTAATTGGCTTCTTTGGCTTGACATATCCGGGCATATTCCGTTCGTATATTCGGGCTAAAATCTCGCGTCTTTTTTCGTTATTCCCTGGTAATTTAGCTGCATAATACCAACCTAATTCGGCCATAAATAACGCGTCAACTATGTTGTCATCACCACGGAAATTACCGAATATTTTGACGCGCGCGGCGGCAATTCCCATATCTAATTTCTTGGCATTTCCGCGGCCTGTTGCCCATGATTTAAGCTCTGTTGGTCCGACAATTATTGCCCTTTTATTTGCCTTATATAAGGCGACTTTTAGCACTCCGCCAAGCTCGCCGAGTGCGCTCATTTGGTTGACTTGACCGAATGCGTAGTTCTCCATGAATACCATGTCGGCGGTTTCGCATTCGAACAGAACGGCGTCTAGGATGTCAATTAGTCGCTGCTCTCCGCGTGATTTTGGCGCGATTGTCTGGCATGCGAACTCCGGCGTTTGGCCCTCCTGCCATATGGCTTTGACGAGGCCTGAGCACGTCAGAGATTGGTCAATTGCAACGATGCTGTGTCTCATTGCCTTGCCTCAATTAAAGTATTATCCATTGCCGCTTCTCGCCGCTTCAGTTCCCAGTAGACGCGCATGCAGGCCTCGACATCGGCCACGGCGTCATGTGCGCCGTCGAAGGCAGACCCGAAGAGGTATTGATAAGTTTCGACGAGCTTTGGCCATTTGTAGTCGTTGTATTTGCCTGGCAGTTTGAGGAGTGGCTTTGAAGCGAGCATCGTACAATAGGAGGGCATCGCCTCAAAGTGGGCATCCATGATCTTCGCTGCGGCGTATTCCGATTTGATCATGCGCAGATCAAATGCTAAGTTATGCGCGACGATCATTCCGCACGTCTGGCGCATACGCTCGATAACATGGGCGGCGACCTGAGCCTCGATGCCATACGCGGCGCACTCTGCGACGCTGATTCCATGCACGGCCTGAGCACCCTCTTCGATAACCCATCCGTCAGGCTTAATCAGTGATTGGAAGCGAGTGCGGACGCTTTCCGGGCCATCGGAGACTATCGCGGCTACCTGCACGACACGCGCGCCACTTCCGAGCCCGGTAGTCTCCGTATCGATAAATAGAACTGGCTTAGCCACGCGCTTAGCCCTCCTCTTTCCGCGATCGACAGGTTTTGCACAGCGGCGGATTCATGTGCTTCGTTTTGACCCATTGGATTTCGAACGGCGTTAGATCGTTGTTGCAACCAGCACAAACATTAGGCGAGGCGATTGACGTCGGTGCCGGAGTCGACTCCTGCGCCACGGCGCCGGAAACGTCAGCGTCCTTCACGCCATCGGCGACTTCGGACGCAAATACGTCGCCACCCTGCGCCTCATCAGATGCGCCCGCCGCCTCCTCGGCATCACGGACGGCTTTGAGTTCGGACTGGATTTCGTTAATGAACTCGTCGCATTCACTAAGGCTAAGATTCCCGAGTTTGACTTGGCCGGTCTTGGACTTGATTGCCTGCCCCCAGCGTTTGAAATCATCCTCAGACAATGCGCTCATGAGCGTGCGGAGATTTTCCTTGCGAGCGACGATAAGCTCGGCGGATTCTGCCGGCTGTTGAGCCGGGGGATTAACGGCAGGCGCTTCCACCTTCGTCGCCGGGGCAGCAACGGTTTTCGGGGTGTCGACCTTAGTGGCTGGGGGCGTGGTCTGTGCGACAGGGGCCGTAGACGGCCGCTCCGTTGGTGGTTCGTTGGCGTCATTCGATATCGCCGACGATGCACGGTTGCCGATTCTGCTCTTGACCTGATCGGTTCTCGATCCGCCCTGTGGCCCATCGCCCTGGGGCTTTGGCTGCTCCTCGGCGTCAAACCAGTCTTCCGGCCCGCTAAGGGCGTCGCGCATCGAAACGTAAATCTTTTCGAGGTTGACCATTTGCGCTGGGGTAATCGCGTCAAGTCGGCGCTGAATTTTGGCCTCGATTTGAGACTTGGTAACGCCGAACCGCTCGAAGCATTTCATAACCTCGGCCTGGTGCTTTGGCGACGTGTCCGCGTGAGAGTTGAGCGTTTTGTCGCATTGATCGACGGCAGCCTCGACAACGTCTCGGCGGATAACCTCCAAGATGCAGGCTCGCAGGCGGCGGGCGCCGTCGTTGGCAACGCGCTCGTAAATGTCACGAGGATCGGTCAAGAGCGTGTTTCCGGCGTTGCGGCTATATCGAGTGTGAGGCACCATGAATCGCCGGGTGGATCGAACGTTGGTTTCCAGATCCCAGGCAAAGGTCTCGACCTCGGACGCGCCAGCCCTCTGACTCAACTCACGGATGCCGTAGGTCATATTGCCCCAGTTTTGGGCTATGGCCTCGGCGACTCGGATCGACGGGCCTTTGATGTCCGTTCCACCTCGCGAGTAGTTGTAGACGGCGACTTCCGCCAGGGCGGGCGAAGAGCACGCGTTAAGGATGCGATCAAGCGCCTCCACTTCATTGCGTGGGAACATATGGGCCACCTGCATGGCGACCATGGTTTCCTCGGATGCCCTGGCGACTTCGGCCTGCTGTCCGGCCGTAGCCGCGAGAGAGCCGCTTGAAGCGGGCAGATTTCCGTTAGCGCGCTCAAGTTGAGCCTGGCGCAGTGGGTTTTGTACGAGTTCCGTAGACATTAGATTTTCCAGTCCTTAACTTTTCGTAGTTGAATAGGGCCCTTTCGGGTGAAGGCCTCGATGTACGTTTCCTTGATTTCGATTCGCTTGAATGCCGACCCGTTAGGCAGAATGCCGTATATCCCATTTCCGATTGCTTCGAGCAATTGCGCTTGCTTAGAGTCTTTGAACGCTTCAAGCCGCTTGATTTCCGCTTTCGCCCATTCAAATTGCGCGGCGGCATCAACAGCCTCGGGTGAGAGCTGAACCAGCATCGAAGGATCGACCTTCGCATACCGGCGCTTCATAAGATTTAGCGCGGCCTTGTGCTCGTAATTGACTTCTGGCGGTTTACCGTCAAGGCACATTTGCCAGAACGCGCCTTCCTCAACGGCAAGCGCCTCAATCAAATCCTGATCGCGATCGAGAATGTAGGTCCGGAAATCGCGGCCACCGATAAGCACGGCGAGGTAGGCCCTAGATCGGCCGGTAACCGCGAGGTAGTGCTGGCATTGCAGCAGGTAATGCTCGGGAACCTGATCGGTCCCAGTTTTGCCCCATTCGTCTTTGGATACGAACGAACCGGCCGTTTTGCATTCGAGAATGGCATCTTCGTCAACAAGCTCGCGGTCGATGTGGGCAATCATCCATGGCCATTGCTCGGATCGAAGCAGTTCCGCGTTGCGTCGTACGCTCTTGCCTGTTGTTTCCGCGAAGTGATCGGCCACGACGTCCTCAAGCAGATTGCCCCAACGAACCGCCGCGTTATCCGATAAATCGGCCTCTGCAAGCTCCCCGCGCTTCTCCAGATAAAGTTGCAAGGGCAGCTTGTAGGGATTGAGGCCAACAACGCATGCGGCGTCAGATCCGCCGATGCCGGTTAACCGTTCTGCCAGGAATAGGGCACGGGCCTGGCCCGGATCAACGGCCTCGATAAGCGCAGGCACAGCCGGATTGACGATTGGTAGATTATCGTTGGTGGTCACGCTGCTACCCTCCCATCCTCAATCATCCAACCAGAGCCGATGATCTCGTATCCAACCATTTCGAGCAGGGCGACGAAGTCACGCTCCCTGCAGATCGAGTCAACAAGCGCCACGCTATCCGCGTCAAGTAAACTCGCGTTCTGACAGAGAATGAAGCGCAGCCCTGGGTTGATAGCCATACCGACGCCGAACGCGATCTTGAGCTTTTCGCTCGTGCAGGCCTGTTCGAATGGAATGTCATTGAATGTGATGTCGTTTTCGCCGAAGCCCATGCCAGATACCGGGAATTCAGCGGCCGCCAGCATGTGGACCTTTAACGAGCGAAGGCCGTTGATGCGGACGGAGAGCGCCTCCCATTTAGTTTGTAGCGCCTCGTGATCCCGATCGGCCTCAAGCCGCTGTTGATAGACGGCTGCCAGGCGGTTCGTTTCATCAGCGTTGTCGATTTGCGATTTAATGTCGGTTACATCGAGGTCGACTAACGCGGAGGATTCGCGTTGCGCTTGGACATACGCCGCTTGAATCGCAACCGCGTTCGCTGTCAGGCTCGTAACAGTTTCGTGTAGCCGTCGCATTTCGCGGATAACGCCATTGTATTTGGCGCCCAACTCAACGGCCTTGTCGCTGACGTCACTGGCCAATTCGACACCGCTGCCAATGTCGCCATCGATCATTTCCTGCATACTTTCGAGGGCTGCCACTTCTGACGCCACCGCGGCAAACTTCGAAGCGACAGTCGCACAGGTCTCGCCGATCAATGAGGCCAATTCAAGGGCCTTTTCGCCCATATCGTCAAACAGGCCTTGAGTAGCTCCCTGTTTACTCCTAAGCTCTTGAAGCTGCCCGGCGAGCGTCCCGCACTTGGCTCGAACCGAACCATTCGCCCGGTTGATTCCCTCGCGCCGATCCTTCTCGGCAACCAGCGCGGCCGTTTCAACCGTCTCAGTCTCAACGTAAGTGGTAAACCGCTCGGCAGTGGCTTTCGCTCGTTTGACGTCCCGGCTCAGGTTCTCGCGTTCGTCGTAGATCTCGGCTTCGACGGCGTTGATTGCCGAAAGCGGATCATCCGCCATGGCTGATGGAAATAGTCGCTCAGCGTAGCGCTCGAACTCGGTTTTGTCGATCGTGAGCTTTACGATCTTGAGCAACTCGTCGCGCCGCTCTTTGGGCTTCTGGCTTGCGAAGCGCCACGGATCAAATCCGAGTTTGCCAACGATGGAATTGAGAACCGTTTGCTCAGGTTCGCACGGCAACCCGGCGGGGCTTACAAGAGTGCTCTTGCTGTCGCCGTTCGCCTTCCAAATGCGCTCGGCAACATACATAATCCTGTTAGGGAATTCGCCGATTTCGACACGGCATTCCGCTTTGTCCTCGCCCTGGCGAACGACGTTGCCGGGAATGACTGATTTGCCGCAAAGCACATAGGCGATTGCCAGCATGTTTGAGGATTTCCCGGCACCGTTCCGTCCGGACATTTCCCAAACGCCTGGGTGATCGAAGCGAATGTCAGTCTCTTTGATCTTGCCTACGTTTTTGGTGGTAACTCTGAGTATATGGAGGTTCATTTGACCGCCTCCTGATTTTGATGTATAATCCGCATGTTAGTCTCAAGTCCTCCGGGGCCGTCGTGCTTCCAAACTCCGACGGCCCCAGGTCATCGCCCATCCGTGGGCTTTAACCGCTCACCATCCCCTGCGAGCGGGAAACCACAAGCCTTACGACTTGGTGTGACGTGTATCGATGGTTGCGGTCATTTCAGTATCCTTTCACGAGCCGCTCGACGCGGCCGGTTGCAATTCTGAGAGCCTGGTAGGCTGCAATCGAGGACAGCAGCGCCATGCCGACCAGGGCGGAGGCCATCTGAGTGGCGCAGAAGGCGTGGAAATCGCCATAAGCGCAGATATGCCAGACGCAGGCAGCGCAGTCGATCACGGTGGCGACGACGAGGAGCACGAGCGATCGGAAGAACCCGGAGCGCGCCCGCCTGATGGCGTGGCAGCCCATCACTGCAAAATCACCATCGATCCCGACAAGCGGTCGTGGCGCACGCGGACTGTCCGTACACGTGGTCCAGCTGGAATCGTCGATCGGATCTTCGGCAATGATGTTATCGTGGACGAATCGTTCAAATCGCGCTCTAAGATCTCTTTTAAGTGATTGGGTGTTTTGCATTTAATTCCTTCCGTTCCGTGGTCATTGCCACGATCTGCGCGGCGTAACTAGTCGCCAGCATCATCAGCGCCGCTTCTCGGCGCGTGATCTCTACCAACCTGCCGTCAATCCGCACCCAGTGCGTAACCGAGCGGGCGGGGCGTCTGGCTCGGGATGGTTGGAGCACAGCGGCGGACATGGCGCTACTTGCTCGCCTTTCGCAGCCGCGCGATGACCGAGGCGATGTACTTCGAGTCGGTGATGATGCCGCCTTTAGGCAACGTGCTGTCAGCGGCGTAGAGCGTCTTGAGGTTCACCAGCTGCCCGATCTCCGCAGGCAACGTGCTGCCATCGGCGGAGAGCATCTCGAGGTTCACCAGCTGCCCGATCTCCGCAGGCAAC